TTTGATCTTATCTCCGTTACGATCACTTTCAGCCTTCCTAGTAAGAACTTTGTAAGCAATTCCCATTACGTTTGCAATAACTGGAGCAATCTTATATGCAAAGTCCTTAGAAATATCATCAGCTTTGGTAGTCGTATCATCAACAAGATGATAAACTGCAGTATAACTTACATTTTCATTCATTCCGCCGCCAACAGCATTGCTATGGTTTGAAATAAATAGATCACAGCCTTTTGATTTCTTACCTCTCGTAACTAAAGCAAGATCCTTATCTGGATTCGTTCTAGTTAAGATTACGGTATGTCCAAGCTGCTCCAAATATCTTTTTTGCATATTGGACAATTTCCATACCATTTCACTCTCATAGTACTCGGGAACCCCTGGTGAACGATTATACTTACCGTAATGACCAGGATCAATACAAATTTTAGCCATTTTTAATCACCCCTTTGTTCCTAATTGCTTTTTACGTGCCTCATTCAAGGCATTATTATCTGTCATGATTTCTCTAACGCTCCTCTTATGCTTGGTATCATCTTTTGCATTAAAGACTGTTAATAGAGAAATAAGACGACTAATATGCCAATGTTCGATCAATTCAACTGGAGCTTGCAATTTTATCAAAAAATAATAGAAAAGTTCTGAAGTTTGTGCCTCAGTACTTGGTCTATTGTTTTGGCTTTCCCTAATGTAAGTAGCTGACATTTTTCTATTCAAATATCTTACAATTTGTTGTTGTATTTCTGATTTGCTGAGCATATATATAACATCATCTTCAGTTATATCGTCACCTATTGACATGCACATAATATAACTAACAATTTCATCTTTTGTTAAATGCTCAAAATGTTTTAAAAAACATTTATTATGAATCATTTCCCATAAAGATATAGAATATAAAGAATGTTCCAATACTACTTTTTTACCTTTTACCTTAATAAACTCTTCCGTATCTTCATTATAAATTTCATCATCTGGAAGAATAATTATATATGGATGAATATTCATAATTATTTCTCAGGAGGAGCAGGCAAAGGATTATTTACTTTAGGAAGAATTGCCTTGATAAAATTAGCTGCTGCTTCAGGATCACTACAAAGCTCCATAAGAAGTTCAGAATATGCTTCTGTCTGAGTAAACTCAAGACTAATCTGCTCATTCTTAATAAGTCTCTTACCGTCATCAGATTTGATACCATAAGACTTCATGATGATCTCTTTGAAAAGCTTCATGATCTCGGGACCATTCATAGTCTGAGTAAGCCTCTTAATTTTTGCATCGAGACCGCCTTCTACTCCAAGTTCCATCTCAATAAGTTCAGCCTTACTAAGATTAAAGAGAAATTCCTCTTCTCTCTGCTGACCATTGTAATCCTCGTATTTAATAGTTTTAACTAACATTGTGATTTCTCCTTTCGATTGAAAAAGAGGGGCCTAAGAGACCCTTAAACCCCTCCATTTTGAATTTTTACAACTTGTTACTTATCAGCCGTTACCAGGGTTAGCTTCCTCACCCATCAGAGCAATGATCTCATCCGGCATAAGCAGAGTAGGATCCTCATCACCTACCAACTGATAGGTGTAATACGTCTTCTCAGAATTGTAAGAAGTATCCTCAGTAGGCGTATATACATAAGGACTCTCAGAAGTGCCTGCACCAGATCTCTCATAGTACGTGGTACCCTGCACAAATGCAGTTCCAGTAAACTCAACGTACTGCATAGTACCATCTGCACCAAACAACTTACTCTCAAGCAACGCCCACTTTTCAGGCGTAGTCTTCGTGGAATCGATCTCCATCGTAGCGGTAGGATCACCACCAGTTACATTAACAGGGGTAGCCTTAACTTCCCAGCTAAAGGTAATTGCATCAGGAGAGTCGTTGATCGTAGAATAGCTCTTCTCAGAAGGAGAAGCTAAGCAGCCATATGCAATGTGGATCTTCTTACCATAAGCATTACCAGCCGTATCATTACCCTTCGTGGTAACCCATACAAACGCAAAGCTCTTTCTCTTCTGCTGACCGATATATACGCCAGGCGCCATCTCCTTAGAACCATCGCACTCCTTGTACTCATCAGGATACGTATATGCCTCGATCGTACCACCCCATTCCTCTGCAGACTGCAAGTTTGCATACTTGATATCATCTGCATACAAAGAACTAAGTTCAGCACCAGAAGGGCTATCCGTTACACCAGTAAGGCCATTCCAAGCCACACCAGTGTCATAAGTAGTACCATTAGACTTATACAGAACGCCATTCTTGGTACCAGTTTCATAAACCTTCTCTCCAGCCTGATCCCAAACAATTTTAGCCATTTTTTATTCCTCCTATTTTGATTTTTTAGATATAAATGTTGAAAACATCGTGATTCAGACCGTCCGCAGTGTAGTGCCTAGAATGTCTAATACCAGAAAATTTAGACACAGCATCAACTATCGGACTGTCCGGATTACGATCTATGACAATGATCTCATAACTGGTGTCTTGGTTATAAGATCCATCATCAGCATGACGAATATCAATGCTACTTCTGCTATATTTTATAGCAGGATAATGCATAAGAGTGCCAGTTGGCGGTTGATAATACACATTATTAGTCAGAGCCTTGAGCATCTGATCCAGGATTAGCCTGTTCCCCATTGTATACACCTCCCAACGTAAGCACTAATCTAGGGTACTGCGGCTCTACTTCTGTAACACACCACAAAGTACCCATAAATTCTGCGTAACGAATTTTGTGGAAATTATCAATGATGTATGGATCAGATAGGATACTTATCTGACTTGAAATGGTAACTTCACCATTGATAGATCCGTTATTATTCCATCTGCGATTATTTCGCATAATATCACCCGTATAAAACTTCTCAGTAATTACATTTTCGTATACACTGGGAGCATTTACAGGATCAACCTCAACTTGCTCAGCGTATCCTACCCTACCATACCATCTCATTTTGAATTTCCTCTCTTAAATTACTTATTAGCCATTACCATTGGTCTCGGGATCATCTCTGTGGTCCTTGTAAGGAGCCATTGCTTCCTGCATGGTAGGCTCATCAGACTGAGTAGCTACACCTGCACGAAGAACGATTGCAGAGAAAGGCTTAACCAGAGCACCAGAGCAACGGGTCTCAATCAGGTACTTCTGCTGGTTGTAGTCAATATCAAAGTCATCAAAGAAGTTGATAGCGCCACCCTTATCAGCACCTACATTGTAATCATTCAGGTTAACAATAATACCAAGAACATCCTTATCATCCTTATCCTGAATATTCTCCATTACAGGAACGGTTACGATAGATCTTACACGAAGAGCGGTAGCCAGCTCCTGCTCAGTCTTATAAAGCTTATGACCGATCTGATCCTCAAGAAGCAGCATATCAGTAAGCATATCCTCAGTCGTGAACAGAACAGGGTTACCAGAACCACGATAGTTCTTACGAGACTTGATAGAAGCTCTGATAAAGTTCTTAGCTCTGGTATCTCCAGAACCTGCTACAGACCATCTGATAACAAACAGATCTGCATCATTCAGGATAGGACGAATGTTATCGGAATTGATGTGATCTTCATCAGAGATAAGACGACCGTCACCAATAAGGAATGCACGAGCAAGTTCCTCATTCAGCATCATTCTCATCTCAGTCTTCAGCCACTGAAGAACATCAAAGTCAACAATATCAATGATGTCATCACGATCCATCTTCTGCTTTTTGTAAACAGTTGTAGGGGTCGTAGATCTCTTAAGCAGGCTGAATACCTCTTCCTTCTTCAGGTTACCCTTAATATAACCCTTAGCTCTTGCTGCATCTTCCGTAATATCAGCATACATGTTCTTAATGCGGCTGAAAGGAGTATGGTGAACACCGGTCATAACAACCTGCACCCAATCCATATTACGTCCGATGAACTCGGGCGGGGTATTCATGTTCTTAGGCTCCGGGAAGAGCATATCGGGATACATGATACCATAGGTAGGATACGTAGGCTCATCATCGCTAGGCTCTACATCATCATGAGAAAGAGCATTTGCCTCAAGGAAATCCTCATAACCGGACTTAAGGCTACCAGCCCTCTTACCAAGATCTAAGATCTGTCTAAATGCGTCGTGGGACAGAACCTGACGACTAGTTTCATTTTCAAATGCGTTGTGCTTCATTTCATTATCCTCCATTCTATTGTTTTGAGTTTCTTCAATTGCGCTTCCTACAAGAGCATAAGTTACAGCACGCTGAGTTTCAGTCATGCTATCGAGAACATCCTGAATAGAACTAAAAGAATCGGAATGCTCAAGTTCTTCATCAGAATCTTCAATCTCTTCCTCTTCTTCATCATCTACTTCTTCGATCTCGTCATCTTCGATAATTTCATCTTCTTCATCCTCATCTTCATGAATCAAGATTTCACTATCGCCATAGCAACATTCAATACTATCTTCGCCATCTTCACCATGCTCAATAACAGTATCGATGTATGCACCAGGATTTGCTCCTGCGAGAACCAAACTAAGTTCTCTGATCTTACCATGAAATACATCTCCAGTACGAGACTGCTTAAGGCCATTTGCCCAAATAGACAATGCTTCTACATCCCCATGCTGAATGATTTCCTTAGCCATCTGACCAGATTCATTATCATTCAAATATCCATAAGCATAAACACCTTCATCACGATCTTCTAGGATAGCATGACCGAGAACATTGTCTACGCTATTATGTTGATGCTGCCATACAAGAGGGACTTTTGCTCCATTCTGGGAAGTAAATGCACCTTTTCTAATGGTTCTGCCATCAGCACATAGAAGATCATTTTTAGTGGCCCATCCACTAAAGTCATATGATGCTCCCATTTTGAATTTTCCTCCTTATTTTTTCTTTTTCTTAGCCTGCTGGAACCTGGCAGTGTTAAGAATTCTTTCATACTCTTCATTATAAGTGTTCTTAGCTTCTTCACGTATTTGTTTCTTTGTTTCCTTGGATTTAACACTAGATTCATGAGTCTCTGTACGATATTTCTCTTGAAGACTCTTTCTTTTCTTATCGTTATCTTCACGAAGTTTCTCAACAACAGCTTTTAATTTTGGAATCTGAGCATTTTTAGCATTCTCAGGCATCCTTTTGATTAAATTCTGTATACTAGTAATTCGCTGATTCATGATAATTCTATGTTGTTCCATAGTACGTTTCGTAGCATCAGACCTTAACTCTTGTTCTTGACGATGCCTTTCCTCTTCTTCATAGAGTCTAGCATCTCTTTCTGTATTAATATTTTCTTTAACATCTTTAGCAACTGCTCTACCTTCATCATTTAAAGTAGGTTGTCCCTTCTTCCTACCTTTAAGCTGTTTTGTCCTCTCGTAATATTCATGGGCCTTTTCTGGATCATAGTAAGGACTAGAATATCCACCATTAGACATATCTTTCTTAAAAACTTTATTAGATGGTTCCTTAGTCGCTTCATAGTATGCATGAGCTTTTTCTGGATTATAATACTTACTTGAATAATGTTGTAAATACGGACCGTAATTATATTGCCACATATATGTCACCTCCTACAACATCTGTTCAAGTTCTGCAATTTGTCTGTCAATGTCATCCAATTGTTGCATTGATGTATCATAATCTTCGGTCTCTCCTTGCATACCGAGTAGACCATAGTCACCACCCATACCATTCGGTTGACTAATATTCTTATTAACAAGTTGATCTGCTTTAGGATCACTAGAAGGTTTCAGACCAATACTTTGTCTTACTTCATTTGTAGTCATGATTTCATTTCTGGTAAGTTTATCAGCCTGTTCAGCAATCTTAGTAGCAGGTACAAGTCTGAATGGATCATTAAATACAGAAAATGATTGTCCCTGAGATCTTGCAGTTTTTGATAAGAACTTTCTTTTAAGTTCATTTACAATTGCTGCACAAATAGGTTCAATCGTTCGATTAATGTAATTCTGCATGACATTCTCGTCAGCAGTTCCATCCATAATTGACTGAGTAATTCCAAACTGTGAATACAAAAGATTCTGAAAATATTCAATCTGCTTCATGAAATTATTTTCAAGAGAACGATTTAACTGAATTACCTTTTCAGTAGCATCAGCATAAGCAATACCATAAGGAGACTTAATAAGCTGATCTTGTAAATCTTTAAGT